ATCAACAGTATAGGCGGTGATATATTCACTGGTATGGCCATCTTCAACGCTTTTCGTCAGAGTGCGGCGGATATCACTATCTATATCGATGGTGTGGCGGCTTCTATGGGAAGCGTGATTGCAGCTTGTGGGAAACCAGTGAAGATGAGCCGTTACGCACGTCTGATGGTGCACAGCCCTTCGGGCGGTGCTTATGGAAACGCGGGCGAAATGGAGGAGACTGCCGGGATGCTGAAAAGCCTTGAAGACACTCTTTGTGAAATTTATGCCGCCAGATGTAAAAAGACAAAGGAAGAAATCCGTTCGGAGTGGTTTGACGGAAAGGACCATTGGTTCACTGCCCGACAGGCGGTGGAACTCGGACTGGTGGACGAAATATACGATGCCGATCCGGTGCCGGAAGACAGCACCCCGGAGCAGATATACAAGATATTCAATAACCGGCTGGAGAATCAGCCACAATACAGCGATAAGATGAATTTGGAAGAATTTAGAAAACGTCCGTTGTTCAAGGACTGCGCGACGGAAGAAGATGTGCTCCGTAGCGTTGCGCATCTGGAAGAGGAAGCGGCCAAGGTTCCGGAACTCCAGGGCAAGGTGACCGCATTTGAAGAGAAAGAACGGCAGGCGATTGAGGCGGAAGACAAGGCGCTACTTGACGCGGCCGTAAAAGACGAACGGATTACTGAGGCGCAACGCCCCAAGTATGCGGCTATACTGAAAGCCGACCGCGTGAACGGAATGGCCGTCCTGAAAGACTTGAAACCTAAACGCCTGGTAACGGATGTGCTTGACGAACCGGGAAAGACGGGTGCCGGCGCATGGGAGAAACGTATGCAGGAAATACGGGACAGCGCAAAGCGTTAGTCAATAACCTGATTATTAACTGATAATTAAAAATAAATTATGGCAATTACAGGATTAAATACCACCAATTACGGTGGTGAAGTACTTGAAACTGCGTTGACGCTTGCCGCTACCAAAAACGAACTGGTAGGGCGTGGCTTGATTATGGTCATTCCGGGTGTGAGCAAAGCGATGACAATTCCTCGTTTCAGAGGTAAGAAGATGCTCCAGAAGCGGAAAGAAGACCCGCAAAAATCGGACAGCAAGGGAGATGTAGAATACAGCGAGAAGAAACTGGCTCCAAAGGATATGATGGCGTTCGCTACTTTCAACCATCGTGCGTTTGAATATATCTGGAGACAGTACCAGCCTAAAGGTGACTTGGTATTTACCCAGCTTCCGCCGAATGTTCAGCAAATTCTGTTAGGGGAAATCTTGAAGCAGGTGGAGCAGGAATTGGGCTATCAGTACATCTGTGGAACCTACGAAGAAGGCAATGATGACGAAATGTTGATGGACGGCATCCTGACGCAGGCGGCAAAAGACGTTGATGTCGTGAAAGTCGCTACGGTGGGAACTACCATGTTGCAGCGTCTGAAAGAATTGCGTACTGCTATTCCAAGCACTTTGCGCAACAATACGAACCTGCGTATCCTGATGAGCGTGGAAGACTTCGACGAATATGACGATGAACTGACCAATCTTCCGAACAAAGGTAAAGATGCTACGGAGGTCAACTCACGCCGTTACAAAGGCATTCCTATCGAAGCATTGGCGCAATGGCCGCAAGGCTTGATGGTTGCCACTCTTTGTTCTTCCGGCACTGACGGAAACTTGTTTGCGGCTGTCAATCTTCAGGATGACGAAAACGTGATACAGATTGACAAGTGGGCGAATGCGAGCGAACTGTATTTCATCAAAATGCTGATGAAGGCAGATACGAATATCGGTTTCGGTGAGGAATTCATCGCGCTGGACTGGAGAGCAAACGGTGCGTTTAAGCCGGCAGCCGTTCAGGCAGCCAACATCGAGCATATTGACGAAACGGACGGTAATTGATATGGCTACACTGAAACAACTGGTCATCCACTGCACCGCCACGCCCGAAGGTCGTGAAGTCACAGCCGCCGACATCAAGGCGTGGCACACGAACCCTACCTCAAAGGGTGGGCGTGGCTGGAAGCAGGTGGGATACACCGACCTGTTCCATCTGGACGGAACGGTGGAACGCCTGGTGCATAACAATGAAGACTCCAACGTCGACCCGTGGGAAATCACGAATGGGGCAGCCGGATACAACAGTGTCAGCCGGCACGTTGTCTATGCCGGCGGATGCGCCCGTGACGGGAAAACCGCCAAGGATACCCGCACGCCTGCCCAACAGGAAGCCCTTGAGGCATACGTGAAGGATTTTCACCGCCGTTTCCCGGATGTGAGAATCATCGGTCACAACGAACTTGCCGCCAAAGCCTGCCCGTCGTTCGATGTGCAGAAATGGCTGAAATCAATAGGTATTAAACAATAAAATGGACGCTCTTGAAATTACCCGGCTTGTTGTTGAAGTCATTCTGGCCATTGTGGCGGCCGGAGGTTTCAAGAGCATGACCGATACGAAGAAATACCGTCAGGAAGTTGAAAAGCTGCGTGCCGAGGTGGAAACCGCCAGGACGAACACCCGCAGCAACGAGCTTGAAAACGTAAAGAAGGCGATGGCCATCCTGATGGAAGAAGTGGTGGAACCCCTTAAAAAAGAAATCAATGCAATCAGAAGAGAAATGGCGCGGCTGCGTAAGGCCGTCGAGAAAGTCAGTGTTTGTCCCCATTCTGCTGATTGTCCTGTGCGTCGTGAGCTGCAAGGCTCCGAGGAACGGGACAGGGCTTCTCCTTCCTAAGCCGATAGAGATACCGAAACTCATTCCGGTGCAAATCCCGCCCGATTCCGCCTGGCTGCGTGCCTACCTGGCGTGTGACAGCAACAACCAGGTGATTATGCAGGCTTTTGAGGAACAGAAGAGCGGTGGAGCAAACAGTTCCTTGAAACTTAATAACGGGATACTGGACTTTCATGCCGTATTCGTGCATGACACACTCTATATCCCCGGAAAGGATTCACTGATTTATGTCCCGGTAGATGTGCCCGGTCCTGTGACGAATGAACTGACGTGGTGGCAGGAATTGTGGATAAAGCTGGGAAAACTGCTGGCTTCGGGAATTGGCATATTTGCAGTTGTCCGGCTGATTTTAAAACGGTTCAAATAAATTACGAATAAGACGGATAACCGTTGGCCGAACTTATTCCGATACGAATCAAACGGTAGTTGAAACGAAATTAAATAGTATAAAAATTATGGCAGTAGAAGGATATGTTCATGGTAGTGACATGCTTGTCGGATTAATGCTTGAAGACGCTTTTTCCCCGTTGGGTCACTCAAAGACCTGTACAATCAGTAATAAGGCGGAAACCAAGGAGCGTGCCGTAAAGCCGACTTTGGCAGATAAGGTAGCGGCAGCTAGCGCCGGCAAATGGAAAGAAAAATCGGTGAGCGGCCTGTCGGTCGAAATCAGTTCCGAGGGTTTTAAATTCTATGGAGATGAAATGGGATATGACAAACTCCTGGAGCTTTGGGAAAAGAGTGAACCTGTGACGGTACGCTATGCGTTGCGCGGTGAAGAAACGACGAAATACCGTGAAGGGAAGTTTCTCATTACAAGCCTGGAAGAGACATCTCCTTCGGATGATGACTCCACCTATACCATCTCATTGGAAAACTCCGGCCCGGTAGCGACCAAGACTGTTGCTCCGAAAGAATAATGTATCACTTTTAATATTTGTATCTTACAATGAATAAAGTAATCATTTGTGCAAAAGAATATCCTTCCCGCGTTACGATGGGGGCAATGATCGACTTCAAACGTGAAACCGGTAAGGATGTAAACGAGATCGGTGCTGATATAGAGCAGTTGACCATGTTCATGTATTGTTGTGTGCGTAGTGCCTGCCGTGCCGATAAGATGGATTTCCAGTTGACCTTTGAACAATTTGCCGATGGCATCAACCTGGAAGACTTCACTGCTTTTCAGAACGGGATGGCAACTGAAGAAGACGGGGCAAAAAAAAAGAAGGGGACGAGAGCGTAACAATCGAATCTCTGATGGGGCTGGCGATGGGATGTGTCGGTATGTGTCTGAACGATTTCTGCCGTCTCACTCCATCGGAGTTTACAGCTGTCTTTGAGGCTTGGCAGCAAAAAGAAACGTATGCGGAACGTAGACAGTGGGAACAAGTACGCTTCCTGTCTTGTAGCATATTGAAGCCTTACAGTAAAAGAAGTTTAGAATTGACTGACGTATGCCGGTTCTCCTGGGATGCGCAACCTGTAAAGGAAGCGGAGGAAGAACCCAGTACACAGGAAAGATTCGATGAAATCAGGACTCTGTGGAATGGGGCTTGAGGTTTGGCTTTTCCTCTTCCAGTTCGTGGATGAGTTCATCAATATCCTTCCCGGTAATAGTGGAGTCGTCTTTTTTGAAGAGCCCATAGAGACCGATAATGATGAATAATACTATAAAGAAACCTCCAATAGTCATAACTGTTTGATTTTTACCTCACAAATATATGGAAAAAGTTTCATTTGACATCATACTTAACCTGAAAAATAATATTTCGGGAGCATTGGATAACGTCAGGAAGCAATTTGACGCCATAGACCAGGCGGCGGTTCAGGCATCTTCCAGTACCAACCGCTTTGGAAATATTTGCGGCAGATTGAAGATGCCCGACTTGAATGCATTTCTGGGAGTCGCTGAACGGTTGGGCGGTGTGCTGGGTGATTTGTCTCAGGGAGGAATGAACTTTGGACAATCCATGGCGGACCTTAGTTCTATTACCGGTATTGCGGGTGACGATCTGAAAGCTCTTGGTGAGAATGCACGTAAGGTAGGCCAGGACTCCGGCTTGGGGGCCGGCACGGCAGCACGCGCGTATGCAATTCTTGCCAGCCAGATAGATGTCGCCACTATCGGAATGTCCGGTTTGAATAACTTGCAGGAAAAGAGCGTGACGCTGGCACAAGCTTCCGGCATGAGCATCGACGCTGCCGCAACATCCCTTGCCGGAACTATCAACCAATTTGGACTGACGGCAAATGAGGCGGAACGGGTTATCAATGTGTTGGCGGCAGGAAGCAAATACGGAGCGGCCGAAATAGAAGAACTCTCTCAAAGTTTTAAGGTTGTAGGTTCCGCGGCTTCTGCCATGGGCTTGACTGTAGAGCAGAGTGCAGGGGCGCTTGAAGTGCTGTCCAAAGCCAACTTAAAAGGAAGTGAAGCCGGAACCGCTCTCCGCAATATCATCCTGAAACTAAATACTGAATTGGGGGTTGACCTGAGCCGTACTTCTTTATCCACAGCGCTGGACGCGCTGAAACCCCGGTTAACAGACGCTGCATACTTAAGTAAACTGTTCGGGATGGAAAACATAGCCGCTGCACAGTATTTAATACAAAACTCAACGGCTATTGAGGAGATGACACGAAAGGTGACGGGCACCAGTGTGGCTCATGAACAAGCGGCTGTACGTACAGAAACGACGGCACACAAAATGGAAATACTGCGTGCAAAAGTAGATGATATAAAAATAAGTTTTGCCAACTTATTGGGTCCGACGTCTGCTTATGCTTCTGTAATAGGTGAAAACGCAGTTGTTCTGGCTTCGTTCTATCAGTTGGGCAATGGTGTGGTATCTGTGCTTGGCAAATACAATGTTGCCGCCAAAACGGCGGTTATAGCCCAAATGAGCTTTAACGGGGTAGTGAATCTGGGTAAGTGTGCCCTCTATATATATCAAATGCAAGTGCTTACTGCACGGGCGGCAATCGTTTCTACTACCGGTGCCACTAAGCTGATGAATATAGCAATTGCAGCCAGTCCGTATGTGCTTGCCGCTGTGGCTGCCGTGGCTCTGGGAGTCGCCATCTACAAAATGGCTACACGCAGCAGTGAAGCGGAGAAGGCACAAAAGCGTTTGGGCGACGCAATGGCGGATATGAACAAGGAAGTCACTGTAGAACGTTCCAGACTGGACAATTTGTTTGAACCGCTGAACCGGGCTAAGGAAGGCTCGGAGCAGTGGAATAAGGCAAAAGACAAGATTGTAGAGCAATATGGCGAATATCTGGCGAAACTGGGTATTGAAATAAAGGACGTGAATACAGCCCGTACTGCTTACGAGCAGCTTAGTCGTGCTATTCTTGATACAGCCCGCAGCCGTGCGTTGGATACCGCTACGGCAAATGCAGCGGAAACCTATGCGGATAAGGAAAGTGAGGCCTTAAAAAATATAAG